CCATATAGAAACAGAGGAGCACTTAGGTACAGTCTTAATAAGAGGTGAGTAGTCTCCTTCTTCAGACCAGTTGGGGTACTCCTTGTCTACAGCAAACGGACCTTTCATAATGCCTGTACCAAACAGGGCACACTCAAAGGCTGCTGTACGTAGTTCTTTTCTAGCGTTTGATTCCTCTAGTTGATCATGGATCTTCTTCTCCATTTTCTTAGCGGAAATCATAGCTGGATGAAAAGTAATTTGAGTAGGTGACTCAGCTTCACCTTCCATAAGGTTTTCTTCTACGGGTGCTAGTTTTTCTTTTAGTCCAGCTAGTCTTTCTCTAAAGTCTACAAGAGTTTCACCTGGCTCTAAGGTTGGAACGCCTTGATCCTCAGGGGCTTGTTGCTCATTCATTTTCTTAACAGAGTCTTCTGTCTCAAGACGAACAGCTTCTGTTACACCATCGGGTAAGATAGTGGGGTCAATACTAATAGGAAACTTGTTAGCTCCAAAAAGAACTTCTACAATCTGACCGTAAGCAGCTAGAACTTTAGTCTTTGTGACTTTAACAAACACTCTAGACTTTTCAGTAGAGGTAAACTGGACATCTGGCCCATACAGACCCCTGTAGTTTCTATAAGCTCTAATCCAGCGTTGCTCTTCTCCATTTCGAGCAGTCTCAGCTTTACTAAAACGTTGTTGGATATAACCTACAATAGTACCTACTAGAGGATCACTAGTATCATTCTCTTCGGTATCCTCAATGTAAGATACTTCAGCATCTTCCATATAGACTTCTTCAGCTAAGATGTCATCTTCTTCCATAAGTATTCCTTAATATCCAAACGTTGAGTCTGCTGCCTGAAAGCCTGTACGTTGTGAGCTAGAGTCAAAGTCAAACAAGTTACTTCTAGGTCTTGTCATAATCCCATACCGTAATGCATCGTATACGTGATCTTCTGCTTTTGTGTCTACATCTTCAGGGTTGTTTTTATCTATGGGCAAGGCGGGTAGTTGAGCTATCGTATTGTAGCAAGTACTAAAGAAAACTAATCGAGGCTCTTCAGTAAACTCATCTACCTGCAGTCTTCTGTGTAATTCGTTTTTACCTGCTATACGAGAACCTTTAGATCTATCTGCTGGTCTCCACCTACAACCTTTAACTATCATTTGTTCAGCCAGTGATGGCCCAGTGTCACCACGCTTATGCCATAAAGAACTATCCAGAACACCATATCTTATTTTCTCATCTGATTCAAGTTCTAAAACCATATCAGCTAAATCAGTTGCTAGTACTTTAGATACGTAAAGTTCCCGATAGACTATAAGCTGTTCATCTGGGGCAACAGCAAACCAAACAACAGCACTGTAAGATCCGTATCCGTAGTCAGCTGCTCTAAACCTAGGCCAGCTTTGAGGTATCTCATAAGGTTCTACCACATGTACTTTACGAGTAAATTCAGGAAAAGCGGCCCCTTCATTAATGTCCCAGTCTCCCTCAAGCAACTGCCTTCTTTGGTGCTCAGGCAGAGAGAGTAGGTTGGCTTCGTACATCCCGTCATCAGACAGGTAAGGATTATCAAACAAAGTCGCAGGAATAAACTTTCTCTTAAATAGAGGATCACCTTCCCTGCTATGTCCTTTAGGCCAACAGATAGTTTCTCCATCTTGATCTGTAGCCCAAAATGCACGATTAGGAGTACCTGGATCAATGAAGGTTCTTTTAACCCATTGATGACCTGGACCCCCTGGGTTACTCGTAGCCCTCATGTATAAGGGTAACCCCGAAGCTTTTGTAGTACGTAGCCTTGAACGCATGTAGTTCCAGGAGTAGTCTGAAGGCCACTGCGTGAGTTCGTCGAAGCCAATCCAGTTGAAGGCCTGACCTTGGTATCTCATAACGTCATCGTCACGGTCTAGGTAAGACATCCAGAGAGTTGCACCACTAGGAGCTACCCAAGTCTTATCTCGTTCCATAAACTTAATACCTGGTATAGCCCTTGGGTATAGCTGCTTAGACACTGAGATAAGTTCTCTTAACTCTTCTGTGCTTCTCCGTACAATTAACATCCTAGCGTTAGGGTTGTTTAAGTATCGCACTGGATCAGCTACTAGACTATACGACTTACCACCACCAGCGGCACCACCGTAAAGTACTTCTTGTTCTGTAGCGGCTAAGAAGTTTGTTTGAGGACCAGGGTTAGGCTCAAAGATAATATCTTGCTTAACTTGCTCTAAGTCTGCATCAGCTGGCTTCGGAACTGCTGGGGTCTGACTCACTGTCTCCAAAGATTCTTTTGGCAGCTCTACCACCAATTCTTTCTTTTTCGATTTTCTCCGCTTTCCTTGCCGCTTCTTTATACTTTTTGGCATACTTCCTATAGCTAGAGGAAGCTCGTCTGCGCTTTTCTTCGATCCTGACACGTTTGTCTAACCCTACATGTGATATATACCTACCTGACTGTTGAGATAACCACTTAGCTACTTGCCTTAGGCTGTACTCTCGTAGGAATAGTTTTGCTTTTTCTAAAAGTTCTAATTCTTCTGGTAAGGGTATTAATAAATCAGGATCTTCTTCATCCTGTTTGTATCCAAAGGGTACATGTCTTCCAACTCGTATAATCGGATACCACTCTCCGCTTTCTCCTCGTAGTGGTATCTGCCAGTCTATCTTAGCTGGATACTTTGCTTCAGACGCTCTAGCAGTTTTAATCTTCGGCATCACTATCTTTTGATGGTAAAATAAATAGAGGCTCTGATGCTTTAACCTCTATCTTGTCTGTCTTAGTAAAACCTGCTCGATCTAAAATGTCCTTAGCTGCTGTCATCTTTTCTTTGACACCTAGATCTGTTGGATCAGCCATTACACTAAACATAGTATACGCAGCCTTGGTGGATGACTGAGCAATAAATTTTTTAGTTCTCTCAACAATCTCATCTTCAATAGCTCCTACAACCTGTGCTGTAGCTACACCTTCGGCGTATCCTGCAAGCTTTTTAGCTTTAACAGGATCACCTCTGGCTTCATCAAACAGAACATCTAAGAACTTCTGTTGTTTTTCAGTTAGCTGTCTTGCCATAAACAAGTCCTTTGTAGTCTTACTGGTTTTGACCAAAGACCTTATTGTAAATCTCACCACGGGAAATACCCATATCGTGAAGGTCTTTGTCTTTGAGGTTCATAAGAACCCAGTAGTCTGCTCTACGTTGCTGATGCTCTTGAAAGCGTGTTAGTAAGTTTCTAAACATATTTCTAAATCTCCAGTTAATTTGTGCATGTTGGCTAGGATACCAACTGGAGACTAGTTATATACGAATAGTTATATCATACTATAGATAAGATTGCAACCCCGTTATGCATTAAGTGCGATTCGGATCAAAGTACTCTTCTACTGAAACAAGCACTTCCATAGTATTAGTAGTTTCACCATATACCATAATCTTATCACCTGAGTGTAAGTTAAAGTATCCACCATCAACTAGATTAACTACAGAGTGTCCTGCCATACTAAGTCCATTAGCTATGTAATGATACTCGTTATCGTCGGCATGATAGAACTGTACAAACACTTTCTTAGTAGAAGTAGAACTATTACTAATGTGTAGATACCTAGTAATGGCACTAAAGTTAGCAGGGCAAGTATACACAGCGGTAGCACTAGCATCTGCCGAAGTAGATGCAATAGTGTACCCTTGTGTATGAAACTTTGACTTACTTAGATCAGGCATTCACTTAATACTTACCTTCTACACCAAACTTTTTCTTATGTTGTTTAATGGTTTCTTCTTTGTACCTTGTCGTGTACTTCTTATTATTCCAAGTAAACGTAGGATTACCAGCTTTTCTGTTTCTAGCAAACGCTTTACCAAAAGACTCATTGGTTGTTGGACCAGCTGCTGGACGCTTCTTTGGTCTAACTGGCGTATTCTTTTTAGTATCTTCCCTGCGAGTAGGTGTGTTACTAGGATCTCTTGCAGGTGCTGTCTTCTTAACAGGTGCTGTAGTTTTAGGCTTTGCCCTAGTTTTCTTAGGTGGAGTAGCTGATACTGTATCTACTTCTGGTCCACCTTCAAGAGTTGATGCTCGAAGTCCAGCAGCCGCTGGGGATTTTTTAGGAAGAGTAGGACGCTTAGGATAGGTTACACCACCTGGTCCTTTAGGCATCAAAGGAGGCTTCTTTCTTGTCGGTGCCTTAGTAGAAGTTGAAGGCTTAGGGCTTGGCTTAGCTGGTACACTTGGCTTTTTAGGAGAAGCAGCAGATACCGAAGTACCTGATCCACTTGGTTTAGCTGGTGCTGTACGAGTATTAGAAGAAACCTTCGGGTCTGTCTTTGGTCTATAAGCTGGTGGTTGGTTCTTTCTGAACTGACCTGTACTAGAAGACCTTGGGTTTGGTAAAGTAGGAGCCTTAGTAATCTTAGCATCTGCTGGTACTTTACTTTTAGGAACTCTCTTACCACCTTGTCTTACTAAGTCATCCGCAACCTTCTTACTGTTGGTTCCAAGAATCTTTTTACCGATTTGAATTAGAATTTTAAATGCACTTGATGTTGCCATTGTCTTAGCCCTTATATGATGCGCCGCATTTGGCTTGGATAACACCGCCTGCTTTATAACCTGATTTCTTTTTAGTCATGCCACCACCCATGTAGCCTGACTTCTTGGACATACCGCCCTTAGACATGTATCCCATTTTATTTCTTACTGAAGTAGGAAGTTTTTTAAGACCCTTCTGGTCTGCCGTAGGAGTTCTCATTGCTAGTGTACCTTTGTTTGCTCTGAATGGTTTTACTTTTTTTGCGATCTTTTTAGGTTGAGCCACAAACTGCTTACCTGCCTTAGTGCCTTGTCGTTTTGCTTTAGTAGTGGCTGCGTACTCACTATCACTAAGAGCATCAATAGCCTTAGAAGGTAAATACCTTTCACCAGTTTTAGCACTAGGCTTGCCACTTTTAGTGCGCCACTTTTGTTTGGTCCAGTTAGTTAGGCTTTGTTGAGACTTTGCTTTACTCATTTAATCTTGGAAGGACTTCAACTTTTATATCCTCCCCCTTTCGCTTTATATTGTTTTGCGACCATCTGGGCTTTTCTAGCTGACCACTGCCCTGGCTTTCCACCTTTGCCGCCAGCTTTGATAGAGCTAACAAGACGCCTACGCATACCAGGCTTAGTATAATTACCCGCTGCATTAACTGTATCACCACCTTTAGAATAACCAGAAGCTTTTATAGCTCTTCCTTGGCGCTCTGCCCAACCTCTAGTTTTATAAACCTTACCAGTTGTTCCCCACTGAAATCCACCTGGTACTTTTCTTACTGGCATTGGTACTCTCTCACGCTATTATAAAATCTACGATCTGTCCATCAGGTGTACGTAGTTTGTTTGGGTTAGGATTATAAGCATACATCTGATTAACCACCTTTAGATCTTCTACGGGTGTATCAGGAGTAATCCTGTTAGGTTCTTCTACCTTATACTCTTCGTTATTTCGACTAGATCTATCCTTATCTGCTTTCTCGAAGATTATGTTCTCATGAGTTTGAAAGGGCATACTGGGTAAAGGAAAATGCGAGATAAGAGTCATTAAACTTTAGAACCTATATCTAACTTGTAGCACTCGCCCCGTATGTACAAACCGTTTTTAGTTAACTCAGCACCTACAGCTGCTACTTCTTTTCTG